CCCTGCGCCTTCCTATGGAGGAATTATGATTAATTTAGCTAATCGGCTTGCTCGTGAAGAGACTGATGCCGATAAACAGGAGTTTGTTCGTGGCTTAGCCAGCCTTAACCAAAACGGTGGTAAAAAAATCGTCGTTGGTTTTGCTGCAGGGTTTTTGCTATCGAAATGGCTCCGTAACCGTGGCTAGTTTCAAAAAAACCTTAAACTCCATAATCACTGCTGCAGAGAAGCAAGTACTTAAAGAGTATACAAAAAATCTTCGCACCCATGCTTCATCATATGGTTGGCCTTCAGAGATTACAGATAACCTCATGGTTTCTCATGACGGTTCTAATCACGCCATTTCATACCCACAAAGTATTAAAGACGCTGTACTTACATTAGAGTATGGAACTCAACATGTTCCGCCAGCACCTGCCCTTAGAACCTTTATGTTAGGGGCTAACTAATGACATTTATTATTAATGAAGACTCTGCTTTAAAAACACTTCTTAGTGGACTTACCGTATCAGATGCGGGAAATGCAACACGTCCTGTAGCAGTTTATTACGGACAACCTGATAAAGATATCCGTCAACAGAGCTATCCATATATTACCTTAGATTTAGTTGGGGTTCGTGAGGATACAGAACGTGCCCATAGAGGTAGCGTAGATTTAACCTATATTCCAGAAGGATTTACACCAAACCTTAATCCCGATAATGGTCTTAATCAGCCAGTTAATTTTCCTATCCCCGTAGATCTTATCTACCAAGTCTCCACCTGGTCCCGCCAACCTCGCCATGATCGTCAGATTATGGCTAAGTTGTTTGCACCTGGTAGACTACCATTTAGATTTGGGCAACTCACCATACCAGAAGACAATACTATGCGTCGTTTGGATGTGTTGGGGTTCTCAAAAAGAGACACTACTGAAGGCGGTAAACGTTTATTCAGTAATGTTTATAACATTCGTATCAGTTCTGAACTGTTCCCTGATCAACTCAGCGCAGTTTATACTGTAACAGATGTAAATACATCACTAGGATATCAAACTACCCCAGTAAATACTATTTGGTCAACAATACCGTCTCACTAAGAAAACAACCTAACCCTAAGGAGTAACCCCGAATGGCAACATTTGCTCGTCCCGGAGTCTATATCCAAGAAGTGGCTCTTCCACAGACTGTGACACCTGCTGATACCAGCAATGCTGTCGGTGCGTTTGTTGGAGCTCTTCCACAAGGTCCTTCTTCTGCACCAGTACTAGTAAGTACATGGTCAGATTTCTTTAAGACCTTTGGAGGCTTGAATGACTCATACCCAACAACTTGGGCTGCCTATAACTTTTTTGCTAATGGCGGCCGTAATCTTTATGTAAAGCGTGTAGTAGGCTCAGGAGCTACTGCAGGTTCTTTAACTATCACTGATGGTACTGGAACTACTACCACTACTACTGCTACAGTAACTGCAGCCTCTGCAACTTCTGGAACAATTACATACACAGCTACTAACACATTTGCTGTTGGACAGACAGTATCTATTACTGGTCTTTCAACATCTGCATTCAACCTAACCGGTGTAACGATTGCTACACGTTCAGGTTCACAGTTTACTGTTACTAACGCAGCTACAGGAACTGCCGTAACTGGAGCTTCTGCTACAGCAACTGTAGTTGTAACTGTAGCTTCAAATCCAGTATTTACACTACAAGCAGTTAACGCAGGATCTTGGTCTACCAATTATTCTGTTAAAATTGTTTCTGCTGGAAGTGCTGCTCGTTTTGGTTTAGAAGTTTACCAAACAACTATCGTTAACGGAAACTCTACATCTACTCTTGTAGATTCCTATACCGACCTAAGTATGGCAACAACCGATCGTAACTATTTCCTATCAGTAATTAACTCTAATCCAGCAGCAATTATTAAAGTTTCTTCTTCAGGAATTGATAACTCTAAATATCCTGCCGCAACAGTTACTGCTACTGCTTTAGCTGGAGGAGTAGATGGTTCAACACCAGGTCGTTCTGATTATTCAGCCGCTTGGACAACCTATGACTCAGTAAATAACCCATTAGTTATTTATGCGCCAGATGCTCCATACGCATCAACAAGTGAATTAACTGCTCAATTTCATGGAGATGCTGTTTCATATGCGGCTAGCCGCAATGATTGTTTTGCAGTTTTTGATACTCCTTCAGGTTTATCAGTATCTGCAGCACAGACTCAAGTAACTGCTACATATGCAATTTTTTCTGGAAATACTTCAGGAAATATTGCAGCAGCTTATTACCCATGGTATAGCATTCCAGACGCAACTAAGGGAATTGGCGTAACACGTCTACAAGCTCCCGGTGCTGGTGTTGCTGGACAATACATTGCTACTGATGCAACTCGTGGTCCAGCCAAGACTCCAGCAGGTCTTCAAAATGTTATGGCTCTTGCTGTTTCAACTGAGCATTTATTTACTAATGCTGAACTTGATGCAATCAATATATCTGTAGACCCAATTAACGCTATTCGTCAGGTTCCTGGCGCAGGTATAGTTATTATGGGTGGTCGTACACTAGATAACACACCTAACAACCGTTATATCAACATACGTCGTTCATTGATTTATATTGAAAAGTCTATGAATGACCTATCAGCATTTGCCGTATTTGAGAATAACGACTCACGTCTATGGTCTCAAATTCGTACCACACTGAACAGTTTCTTGCTTTCTTATTGGCAATCAGGCGGTCTACGTGGAACAAATCCATCTCAAGCATATTATGTAAAATGTGATGCTACTACAACTTCTTTTGCAGACCTACAAGCGGGTCGAGTTAACATTGAAGTAGGCGTTGCTCTTCAGTACCCAGCAGAGTTCATTGTCATTAAGCTTGGGCAATTAACAGGAAACGCAACAGCGTAAAGGAGATAAATAAAAATGGCATCAGAAAACCTATTAAGTACATTAATGACGGATCCAGTCCGTAATTTTAAATTCTTAGTAACATTTGAGGCTCTTGATTGGAGTAAAGGATCTAAGCCCCTAAAAATGGGTTTTGTTTCTCTTTCCGGCCTTAGTGTAACAACAGAACCTATTGCCTATCGTGAAGGTGGATACAATACTAACGTTCACCAGATTCCAGGTCAATCAGCGTTCACACCCATCACTCTCTCTAAGGGAGTAATGTTGGGACAAGATTCAAATATTAAGTGGATGAAACGTCTATTCTCAGTTCTAACCCCAAGCTTAACAACTGGTGTTGGACAAGGATTTCGTGCAGACCTTACTATCCAAGTACTAAGTCATCCAAATCCACAAGCAGATAAAGGTGGCGGGGATCAAGCAGATCTTCCTGAAGATCAACATACCTCACTTCGCTTTAAAGTTTATAACGCTTGGATTTCATCACTATCCTATAGCAATCTAGATGCAGGCGCTAACACCCTTATGGTGGAAGAGATGTCTCTAGTTCATGAAGGTTGGGATGTACAATACGCAACAGGGTATACTAAAGAAGGCTCAGCAGACGGAACTTCATTCCTAGGACGTTAAACTAAACAAAGGTAAATAATATGACAACTGATACGACTATAACTGCTTCACATAACCCAGCTTTAGCAAATGAATTAGCAGCTAAAGCTATGAAAGATCCTGATCAGGTGGTGGCTAGTAGCGCTCCAAAGACCGTTACAAACCCACCACCTGTAACAGATGTTGAACTATTAGGTGGTTTGTCAGATCCAATTCTTGGAATGATTACTACCGCAGAAGTACGAGAACTAACCGGATTAGATGAAGAACTCATCTCTAAGGTTACTGATCCAGGCAAAGCTCTACTAACAATCTTAGAAAGAGCTACTGTAAAGATAGGTGACCAACTTGCGGACAAAGAACTTTTAGATTCTTTGTATGCTGGAGATCGTGAGCTTTTACTCCTAGCAATTAGAAATGTAACTTTTGGTTCTGATATTAAATTAGGACCTGGGGAATGCCCTAGTTGTGGTGTAGAGCAAATATTTGAAATTGATTTGATTAAAGATGTGCCCCTTAAAAAACTTGATGGGGAGCATACCTTTACTGTTAATTGTAAGGTTGGAGAAGTATTAGTGTCACTTCCTACAGGAAGTACTCAAAAAGCTATTGTAACTTCAACCAATAAAACCTCAGCAGAATTGGATACAATTCTTCTGAAAAACTGTATAGAGTCTATCAACGGTATGCCAATTCTTGGTTTAGACGATGTTAGAAAACTTAGTCTTAAAGACCGTAGAGACATTTTACAGGAGATTACAAACCGCAACCCAGGACCACAACTCAGTGAAATAAAAATACCATGTCAGTCTTGCGGCACGGAGGTACCGCTTCCGCTAACTTTAGCGGAGTTGTTTCGCTAACGAGATTGATTATGAACTGCTCATGGATATGCAGGACTTATTAGTTCAAAGCTATCCAGGGTGGACATTGAATGAAGTACGTAACCTTAGTATGAGGGAACGTATAAATTGGTTAAATAGAGCTACGGCTAGGATAAGGCGGTGATGTAAATGGCAACTCAAAGTATGTTCCCACCATCGGATGCTGAGTCCACCTCTTTTTCACCTACATCTGACCAAGTTGATTTTGATGGGCTTCCTAAAAACTTTATTAAATATTTTAAAGAGGCTGCAAAACTTGTAGATGAGATGGTTGAAAAGTGGTCTAAAGCCATTAAAGATACTGAGGCTGCGACAGGAAAAGCTGCTGCTGGAAGACCTGGTGCCGGACGTTTAGGCCTTGGTGAATTTACTCGTGCTGAAAAAATTGGCATTGGTATTGGTGTAGCAGGCGTAGGCGCTGCTATTTATAACTCTATGGCACCAAATACTATGGCGGCTGTTACACAGCGCATGAGTGCTGATACATATGCCGGACTTAGCGGAATGTCTTCTCGTCAAGCAATTCTTCAAGCTAACCGTCAAGTAAGCGGTGGGGCTACAAGTGCTATGGGTCCAACCATGGCCGCGATGAATTTAATGTACCAGGGTGGTTATACAGCTAGCTCTTTAAGCTCTAAAAACATTATGGGACAGCTTGGTGGATTAAGCGCCATGTCTGGTATGAGTAACGAACAAGCTGCCGGAAGTATGGCCAGTATGAACGGCATGAGTTTTTTACGTGCCGGTATTCAAATTCGTGACCGTCAAGGTAACCTAAAACCACCTAACCAAATTATTAATGACGTGTATAGTTTCTTGTATCGTGGACAAACGATTACAAAACAACAAGCAGCACTTGTATTAAACCCTGGAAGTAAGGGTTATGCAACCATTCAACAAATTACTGGTGGCGATGCTCAATTAATGCAGATGATTCAATCTGGTATTCTTGCACGTGCATCTAATGGTGGACCACTTACCGCGTCTCAAATGAGTGATCCAAATAAAGTTTTAAATGCTATGGGTGTGGATCAAAGTTCTCCTATTCGTGCTAACTTTCGTTATAACTCCAGTGAAAATAAAAAACTTGCTTCTACTGAACAAGGATTAGTAGGCGGATATGATGCCTCTCTTCGTACAGCCGCATCCCTTAATGATGCATATAGCAAAATGGCAGACATTCTTGGACCCGTTAATGATGGGTTAATGACCCTTAAAGGAATTTTACAAACCTTCCCTAATGCTGGTGGCATGGGTGGAACAGTTTCTGGTATAGCTGGTGCAGGAATTGGCATAGGAAAAAGTATTTTAGAGTATAAAATATTAAGTAAACTTCTTGGTGGCAGCAGCTCATTAGGATTAAAGGGATTAGCAGGCGGTGTTTTTGAAGCACTAGGTGGTGCTGGGGCAGCAAAGATGCTAGGCGGATCAATGCTTAAGGGCGGTTTAATTGCTGGCGGATCAATGCTTGCTGGAAACCTTATTAAAGGAAATTCTTCTAAAGGAAGTTTCCGTTCACGAGCAGGTAATGCTGCAAAGTGGGCTGGCATAACTGCTGCTATACCAGGATTAGGTGAAACTATTCTTCCAGAACTTATTGCTGGTGGAATTGGTTACGCAACTGGTGGTCCAAGTGATCACGGTAACTTAGGTACTGGAGTAGGTGGCGAATCTTCTTTGATGTCACTTTTTTTCCCTGGACCAAAAAATGCTATTGTAACTTCTGGATTTGGACCAAGAGATAACTCTAAACATCCTGGAATTTCTGCATACCACCACGGTATGGACTTTGCAATGCCTGTAGGTAGCGCCCTAACTGCTGTTGCACCTGGTGCTATTAGTAACATCGGTAATGATGTTAAAGGTTATGGGAATTGGGTTGAAGTAAAACACGATGACGGTACTGCATCTCGTTATGGCCATCTATCTCAAATTCATGTTTCTAGAGGACAAAAAGTTGCGGCTGGACAAGCTGTAGGTAAATCTGGCGGTAAAGCTGGAGCACCTGGTGCTGGTAACTCTACTGGCCCACATTTGCATTTTGAGCTTCTTAATAAAAGCGGTGTTAGGGTAAACCCTGCACCATATTTAAATGGTGCGCCTGCTTCCCCTACTAATGGAAGTTTAACTGCTTCAGCTGTAGCAGGTCCTAGAGCAGTATCCGGACAAAATATGTCTGTAGCTAGATCAGTTACTTCTGGTTTAAAAATTAATTCACATTCAAATAAATCTATTACTAGCCTTAGCAGTCCAAGTTTAAGTGTTTCATTAGCCAGCACAGGATCTAATGAGGATCGTGGTGGATCACTTGATGCAATGAATATAGGTTCTTCAATTGGAACACATACTTCGGGTGGTAAGACTGCAGTTATTAATTTACATATGAACGTAAATATTGCTCAAGCAAGTATTCGGGAAACTCAACGTTTAGTTAAAGATATTGGAAAACAACTTACTTCTAGTAAGGTTCTTGATGCATTAGGAAAGGCACTTTAATGTCTAACTATTTTGGAAATGTTAAACTTTATTTAGGAAGTGAAAGTAGCGGAACGTTAGGTGATAACCCTACCCCTATTAAAAAAAATCCCGTAACAGTATATAATGGTATATATGTTTGGTATGTAGTAGACGTATATAAGACTAATAGAACTTTTAGTCAATTTCAAGCAACTGGCCCAAACAGTAGCGACACACAACTATCTCAAGATAAAATATCAGCGGATACATACGTAACTAATAGTACTAACGGTAATATTAAAGCTGGTAAAATTATTGAAAGAGATGGTCATATTGAATTTACTGTTGTTCATTCTACTGGTAAAGAAGCCGGAACCGTATCTTGTCGGCCTACTTTTAAACTTTACCAAACAGATGCAGGTGTAAATAAGACTGAAGTTACGCAAATTAATTGGCCTACTTCTGCAGGAGTTGCCACTATTAATTTTACTACAAGAGTAACACAACCTACATATCCTGAGGATAATATTAATACTTTTATTGGTTTTTTAGCGGGCACTATGTTAATTTTTGATCGCTACTATGATAAATGTTCAACATCATGGCTTGTTTTAGTTAAATATACCCCTACTAACTCGGCCCCTTACACAGTTATGTGGCAATTTGATCTAAATGCTACTAAGGTTTTGTACAGCGGCCTTACTACAAATATGGCAAATCAAACTAATAAACAAAAATTAAGCACAACTGCTGTAAATACTAAACTATATGTGGCTTATAAAAATGGCGCTAAATGTGGAGATAGTGTATCTCAACAATCAGATAAATCTGTTCCAGAGGTTAGGGATGAAAATCTTGATTGGAATCCACCAACTCATTGGGATGCAAGACGTAGATCTAATGCCCATAGATTAAAATATGAGCAGATGTTTGATGAAGATGGAAATCTTTTTGGAGATATTGATGAATTAAAAATACCTGCTGCTTTTGATAAACCAGATACAAAACTTGGTAAAATATATCAAGATATAAATGGTGCAAAAACTTTAAATTTTAATCCTAGTACACTATCTGCTTCTAGCAGTAATTATACGGCAGGTCATCGTTGGGGTTTTAGATTTATGTATAACCCAACAACTATTACGTATAGCACCGCTTCTAATAATTCAGTTGATTGGACTTTAGGTCAAGCCGACCCTGCTATTTTAATGTCGGGTAACCAAAACGTTACTATTGAAATATATATAAATAGAATTCCTGACATGAGTTATTTACGCATGAATAAACCTAGAGTATCTGAAACGACTGTTTATGGACGACCTTTAAACGTTAAAGAACGAGAAGGAATTTTAAATCGTGGAACTGAATACGATATTGAATTTCTTTATAGAGTTTTAAATGGTACTCCTTTAAATAACTCTTTACTTTTAAGCCCTAGCTATAAAGGTGCTACTTCTGATTTTGGCTATACTACGGGTGTTCCGTGTTGGCTTTCATTAAATGAAAATTTAACTTACTTTGGTTCAGTAGCCAGTTTTAATGTAAATCACGCAATGTTTACAGAATATATGGTGCCTATGTTAAGTACTGTAAGTATTACATTCTCTCGTTACCCTGCTCTTTGGGATGCCGAAGCGCAAAAAGCATTTGGAACCGGTGTAAATGCAACAAATCTTCGCGGTTACCTCAAAACTACTACACAAACGCAAGGGAATCCTCCAGCATGATAGAAAGAGTATCTAGATATTACGACGGCCCCTTAGCGCAAACTCAACATAAGTACACTGGGGACTATATTATTTCCGTATTTAGACGTTTTCCTACATCTAATACCTTAAATTATATTTCATATACTTGGAAAGAAGGGGATTCACTTTCCAGACTTTCTGAAATTTTTGGTATAGGAGCTAAGTATTGGTGGGAAATTATGGAAGTTAATCCAGAAATTACTGACCCATTTAATATTACTCCAGGAACAATTATTAGGGTGCCTTATGGAAACTAATAGTCCTGCGCAACAAAATTTTATTTGGGGTTCGAACGCAAAAGATAGTAATTTTACTGCTGATTTTCCAAAATCTCCAGATATGGACCTTCATTTAATTGGTGCTGAGTTGTACCAAAATCCTGAAGAACATGACCGTCTTGTATTACACTACAAAGGTAAGCCAGCAAATAGACGAGAAGCGATATCCTCTGGAAATCCAATTATTTTTAACTATCGTTCTGGTAAACTTAAAAAAACTTGGAAAGGTTATGTTGCCCATATTCAGCAAGATAACTCTCATCAAGGAGGTAATACAGACATTATCTGTGTGGGTGCTTCTTGGGTATTAAAAAATACAGATCAAAAAATCTATGTTAAAAGCACAGCTGATCAAGTAATTACAAAGATTGCAAAAAAACATGCTATGCAAGCAGTTACTCAAAGAGATCCTAGAGTTAGGGATCAAATTGTTCAGGCTGGACAAAGTGATTGGCAACTTTGCAGGCGTTTAGCACAGCAAACTGGGTTTGCGTTACTTACTGAAAACACCACCATTACTTTTGTATCTAAAGATAAAATATATCAAAGTAAGAAAAAATCAGCCCCATATTTTAATTATGTAGACGATGAAGTTGGTGGAGTAGTTCCAAAAGAACTTCGTATGACAGGTACGATTCTTTCTTTTGAACCTGTAATTTCAGATCAATCCCCTGAAATGGGTTCTCGTGTAGACCGGGTTATGACTGGAACAAACTCTAAAACTGGTTCTGTAGTAAAAGCAACTCATGCACATACTGCCCCTAAAAAGGGAACTCCTGGGGTTGTTATACCCAGTGCTACTTATTTTCTAAAAAAGAAAGGTATTAAATGAGTAACTTTTCTAATAATAAGTCTGATGTAAATCAAAAAGCAATTTTTAAAAAACACCACACTCATGAAGTTATTAAAGATTTATCTGAGTCTAAACTAGTAGCACAAGCGTATAGTAATAGCCATAAGTATCAACATAGGGCCGTAGTTAGTGTTGTTGGGCATGCTACTTTGCGTCCTTATGACCCTATATATCTTGATGGTTTGCCAAATGGTATGTCTGGTTATTGGACTGTCCTTTCTATTAAACACGTTTTTGGTGGTAGTTTAGCTAACTATATGATGTTATTAGAGGTGGGGACAGATATTATTGGCGATATAGATAATACCGCTAGTAGTAGGTCTGACACTAGAGATATTCAAAATGATTTTGCTGGTCAATCATTAGACTCTTCTGATTCAAACCTTACTGAATACTCTCTATCTCCTAATTCATCTATATTAAACCCTACCTATGGAATTACTAATTCAACTGCTGTAAAGAAAAAATCAGCGGTTTCTGTACCTATAGTGGCTGGAAGCACGCCCTTTAAAAATAGCGCACCAAACACAGCAAATATAAAACAGACAATAAAATGGTCTGCTAAATCTAATGGAAAGGTAGTGCGATAATGTCTTATAGACAATTAGAATCTGAGTATGGTTTAGACCCTATTGGACGTCCAGTTTATCCTGGCATATATTCTGCAAAAGTTGTTGACGTTACTGATCCTTTAAAACGAAATAGAATTAAAGTTCAAGTGCAACAAATTACCGGAGAAGCAGCACATAATTGGGCAGAAGCTTGTTTACCAGTAACAGACTCATCTTATCACCCAGATCATCTACCCCATACTGCTGCCCAAGTAGCAGCAATGTTGACTACAACTTCTACTACAGTTACTTCTGGAACTGGACCTTCTTATCCTTCAGGTACTCACACGCACTCAGTTACTATTCCAGCACTTACGGTAGTTGCTAAAGACTCAACAATGCAACTTAATCACGCCCATACAACTACTAAAACTATGGTTAATAAAGGGCTGGCTGTAACTGCTCCTACATCTGTAACAGATACAAAAGAAACAAGTTTATATACTACGGCTAGTGGACTATACGCACCAGGAACAACATCGTCTAGCACGTCAGTAAAAACACCTGAACATACTTTTCATAGATCAGTTCCTGTAGTTGGGCAATTAGTCTGGGTAATGTTTATAGCGGGAAATCCTGAACACCCTGTATGGATGGGAGTCCAATCATGACACAACAAGCAATTAGCTTTCCTTATACTATTGGTTCTCAAGGAATAGTTCAAAATACTACTTCTGCTGCCAAAATCTACCTTGATAGGGTTTTAACCCTACTATCAACTTACGTAGGTCAAAGACCTATGCTGCCTACTTATGGGGTTGATTGGAGCAAGTCACTTTTTGAAAATGATGGGGACTCTCAAAAAGCTATACCGGTAGCTATTACCCAGGCTATATCTAAATGGCTTCCAGAAGTAAGCGTTATGTCAGTAGAATTTGCTGGGGCTAATATTGATGGGACAGAGAATGTAATCCTGTCTTTACAGCTTCCAGATGATACACTTACATCCTTAACCATTAACACAGGTACTATTACATATAGCGGAATAATTGCGGGGTAATCATGCAAATTGACTATACATCTAGAGACTTTGCTGCATTAAAAGCAGATTTAATTGCTCTAATTAAAGAACGCACAGGAACTACGTGGGATCCTACTGACTATTCAGATCTAGGACATGTACTTGTAGAATCATTTGCATATATGGGAGACATTATGTCTCATTATTTAGACCGTATTGCAAACGAAACAACCTTAGATACAGCAATTCAACGCAGTACCTTGTTATCTTTGGCTTCAATTTATGATTATATTCCATCTGGACCAACACCTGCAACAGTAACTGTAACGTTTACAAATATTAGTGACTATACTTTAGATATTCCTGCAGGAACTCAAGTTATGGCCCCACTATCATTTGGCATTTATTCAGAAGTTTACTTTGAAACAACGACTGCTGCTACTGCAGTGGCTCCAGGTGCAACAATTTCTCTTGTCTGTCAAGAAGGAAAAACAGTAAATACAGACCGTCCAGATTTAATTGATAGCACCTATAATATTGCTCTTCCAGCAAACCTTGGAACTTCTGATGGTTCGTTAAATCAATTTTTTACAGTTGCAGATACAGGAGTAATCAATAATTCAGTAACAGCTTATATTGGGCAGGGTATTGCTTTTGGTAGTTGGTCTTATATGGATAATCTTTTAGAAGCTGGGCCTCAAGATAAAGTTTTTGGTCTTTTTCCTAATGAAGATGGCACTGTAAATATTCTTTTTGGTGATGGTGTAAATGGAGCTATTCCACCAAGCGGGCAGTTAATAAGTGCAACTTATAAAACTAGTGTTGGATCTGCGGGAAATATTAAATCTTTGGCAATTACAGAAGTTACTTTTTTTCCAGGAAATGTTGATCCAGCAGTAACATCTTACTTTACTGCATCTAATAATGCACCTGCTACTGGAGGTGCTGATGCTGATAGTTTGACTGGCATAAAGAAAAAAATTAAAGCGGCCGCTACTACAAGACGTAGAGCAGTAACTTTAGCTGATTATGCATTTTTGTCTTTACTTTCTGAAGGAGTAGGTAAAGCTAATGCTGCTTCAACTACCTATACAAATGTGAACTTGTATGTTCAACCTATGGATGATGGACAAGCTGCTACTGGATATCCTCAAGCTAATATAATTGGTATTAGTACTACCGGAACAGCAGTTACTTTTGCTACCGATGCTGATCACGGATTTGCTATTGGTAATACCTTAAATATTTCTGGCATAAACCCAACAGTTTATAATCTTTCAGGCGTAACTATTACAGCAATACCTACTACATCTAGTTTTACTATAGCTAGTACCCTTACAAATCTTTATGTTGCAGGTGGATTAGCTATTTCTTTAACCCCTACCTCATCTTGGTATAATCTTTCATATAGCGTAGATGCTTATTTAGCAGATAAAATTTTGGTAGGAACTGACGTATCTGTACTTCCCCCAACATATGTGCCTATTTATGTAGCAGCAACAGTTTCAATAGACTCTGCTTTTAGAAATGCAGACGTAAAGTTAGCAATTTATCAAGCTATGCTGGGAACAGGCGGGTTATTTCAATATGAAAATAATACTTTTGGAAGAACTATAAATATTTCAGAAGTAACTTCTGCTATTCAAAGTGTAGAAGGAGTAATCTCTACTTCTTTAACTCAACTATCAAAAGACGGATCTACATCAGTAAACACTATAACATTAGCAGCTAATGAAATTCCATACCTACTTGCATCTAACTTAGTTAGTACTGTTACTGGTGGGGTGTAATACATGGCAAAGTATGGTACTAAACGATATGGTTCTGGAGTTCGCTACGGTGTAACATCTGTAGTAAGTGTTTACTATCAATCAAATATTCTTGCTAGGTCTTTGGATTATGAGAAAATTAAAATTGATTGGGACCCTATTACGCCTGACCCTAACGATACAACTCCAACACATTGGGCTTTAGTACGAAGTTATTCAGGGTCATTAGACAATCCCTATGATGGAACTATTATTTTTGGTGGGGCGTACTCTACTATATCTACAACCTATACAGATAGTATTACTGATAAAGAAGACGTTGAAGTTTCCTATTCATTATGGTTATTTAACGGGATTGCTTGGAAATTTTGTGGAAGTTCTTATACTATTTTAGTTGGCCAAAAAGATTCTTTAGTTAAAATTAGTAATTGGTTGCCTAAAGCTTGGTTTAACACTATAGACCGAGTTGGTGAAGGCCTATCAACATATAATACTAATAGTTTAGCAACTATTCTTGGTGTTTTTGCTTTTATGTACGACCGCCTTAGAGTAGAAGGATCTTTATTAGCAAATCAATATAATTCTTTTTACACCCCAAGTTCATTATTAAAATATAAAGGTACTAGTATTGGATTTCAAAACGAAGCGGCTTTAGGAGACACATATAATAGGTCTCTTTCTGCTGTAGGAAACATTTCAAATTCATATAAAGGAACAACTGCAGGATTAATTACCTATACTAATGGGCTTGTACATTGGAATGCTACCCCAATAGTTGGACATAATCTTTTGTTAGACTATAATGATTCTTCTTTTGAAGAATCATTAGGTAACTGGGGTGTTTCTAGTGGAACATTGACAGCAACTACTTACGCTTTAGCATCTATTTCTGCGCCAGCACCTTTTGTAGATGTAAATAATCCCTCAAGAGTACTTGGATTAGCTAAATTAGTTACTGCAGCAACTACTCCAATAACTATGTCTTTACCTAAATCTGGAAATTCTGTTCTTTTAGGTGGCACCCCAATTAAAGAAAATACTAGATATGTTTTTAGTGGTTGGGCTAGACATGTCACCGCTTCAGCAACTATTACCGCTAGTATTACTTGGTATGATCAGCTTGGTAATTCTTTAGGAAGTACTTCTGCTGGATCAGTACTTACTACTACTACTGCTTTTGCTGAGTTTACGTCTTTATCAGATTCAGGTAGAAATGGAAAGTTATCCCCATTAAACTCAAAATTTGCTAAGGTAACTCTTACTGTAACCCCATCTTCTAGCTCTTCTAATACGCTATATTTTGATATGTTTCAGTTTGCTGAAGCAGAAAAGAGCTTTTTATTTGAGGATGCTAGAAAAATTTATTTAACTGTTAGCGGACAAAAACAAAACTATATGCATAATCCTGAGTTTGAGTACGGCTATTGTTCTTGGTCAACAATTAATGGCAGTATTACACCAGACAGTACTACTGCTGCAGCTATTATTCACGGAACAAAATCTTTAAAATTAACTTCTATAGCTAATGGAACGGTTGCAATTATTTCTGATTGGGTTGCTTTAAATCCTGGCCAATCAGTTTTAGTTAGTGCCGGTATTCTTGGCTCTGCTGCAAGAACAGCTTGCATTAGAGTTGAATTTTCAAACCAAGCAACAGCAGAACAACAAACTTCTGTTTTAACAGATGTTGATGGTCAATACTATCCGTTAACAAATTACTATGAAGATAGTGATCCCATTACATTATCTACAGTATCTTCTCAAACAGTTTATACTTATGCTGTTACACCACCATTTACACAAGATGCAGGAAATCCTTTAGCAAAAGTAACTATTTATATTACAGATAATATTGCTGGTGATTCTTATTGGTTAGATGGAATTTTACTTGAAGAAGGTAGTACATTACTTCCATTTTTTTCCGGAGATGGTGGAGCAGTTATTACTAATCCTATAACACAACCTTATCAAGCACCCGAAGATTGTATGTGGGAAATAAAAGAATTGTACAACTATATGTCTAATTCGGGATTTGATATTAATACTACCGATTGGGTTGCCAATACAGGAACATTAACACGGGTTACTTCTGATACTGGAGCACTTCCAAAATACGGAGCATACTTTGGAAAATTGACTTATAGTTCTACAGGTTCAATAACAGGAACAGCTTATTTACCTTCAGCAGCTTTGGGTGGAGAAGACCTAACTATATCTGCTTGGGTTAGAAAAGCAGTTGCAACATATACTATTGGTTCAAATAGCTTTACTATTCCTTCTACGGAAGCTTCTTTGTGGAACAGAATACACACAAATATTCAATTAACTGCGGGCCAAACAACCGTACCTTTTACAATAGCTGTAGCAAATACTTCTGGATCTACATCAACTATTTGTCATATTGATGGGGTAACCGTTAACTATGGAAGAATTGCAACACCGTATGTAGACATTTCTGATGCAGGAACCTTTGCTTTAACAAATCCTTTAAACTCCGCTAAAACTATTTGGGCTACAAAGACAAATAGTATTGGTGGAGGAAAAAGCAATTATTTTTATAATTACTCTGCAAAGTTAAAAAGATTAAAAAACACTATTAATAAATATATGCCTATAGCAAGTACTTGGGCAATTATTCCGGGAGTACAGTCAGACAGGTATGAAGACTTGCCGGGTGCTAAAATACCCTCATCTTCATTTGAAAGAGATTTAAATGGTTGGATTTCAGTTAACTCTACGCTTTCCAGAAAAATTGCTGGGGGCACATTGTTAAATGATATCACAACTCACGGACAAGGATACTGCACAGTAACAACGGCAGGATCTAGTAGTGCTAAACCTTTTGGTCTTAAAACGGGAAAAATTTATATAATTGCAGACGCTGGTTATTATTCTTCTGTAGCTATTCGCCCTAAAAATTCTAACTCATTAGGTAGCTATTCTTTAAGAGTAGATTACTATGATATTAATGATAATGCAATTGTAGTATACCTTGACAATTTGACTGGGTACAAAACAACAAACTCAAAAGATTCTACAGGAGCTAACAACTCTATTGTAACTGATGCTGCAAGAACTAAGACAGTTACTATTACTCATACTGATCGTTGGGCATATGTTGGTAACTCTTTCCCAGTGAGTACAATTACTGGAGCAGCCTACGCCATTATTACTGTTACTTTTAGCCCATCAAC